GAGCGATTTTCGCGCAACACCCGAGACAGACTGATCTTTTCGTCAGTGGTCAGCGCACCGCCAGACTTTGGCTTTACTGCTACAAACACCTTTCCGTACTGTGGAGGAGTAATCGTTTCTCCGCCGTACACATACACAGAGTCTGCGTTTGGATACTCCTTGATGACTGCTGCGGTGTAGTCGTCTTCAGTCACTGCACGGGATTGTGATTGATAGAAACGCGGAGCCAAGAACTTGATGCGATTCACGCTTTCGTTCTGTGCGCCACCAGAAGAGGTGCTGACCACGGTAATTGTGCCCAATCCGCTAACCGATGTCGTAAACCGATCTATTCCATTTGCTTCATCAGCATTAGTCTCTAAGTACTCCACTATGACAACGCTGCCCGCTGCTGGCTGCTTTCCCAAGAAGTTGTCACCAAAGAACACCTCATACATTCCCGCTTCTTTCTCTTGCAAGAAATACACCTTGGATGTGGGAGTAAGGTCAATGTACGATTTTGCCTCTGTCCATGTGTCTTCGATTCCACTGTTGTCCGTGGCAGAAGCCTTTACGCGAACTTTGATGGTGGTCGTATCAATCTTGTTGTTCGGAATCAGCAGGTACGAACTAGCCCTTTTGGAGCCGTCATACACATAACTCATTCTACGAAGAGTTCCCTCGTAGACCTCAATATTCTGAAACTGATCGTCTTCTGCGTTTGCGTAAACGGTGTCGAGCAGCACGAATCGGTACTGCGTCCCTGCGGGATCTGCTCCAATAAATTGGGTTCCTCGGCTCAAATATGTGGTGTTTGACGCTCCTGCGGCGTTGACGGTGAGAACCGCTTTGGCAGCGCGGCGAGAAGACGGCACATATCCCAGTGCCTTCGCGTGAGAAGCAACCGATGGGCGCAGAACCGCGCTGTCAAGAAACATCTCGTTTGCCACCATGTTTGCCTGAAAAGCCTGATAGTGGGTGTTATACGCAAGCACATCAAGCACAGTAGACAGCACCGACCCATCAAAATCGTAGTCCTTCAGAGTGTCCTGTGACTGTAGAAACGCTTTCAGGGATGCCTTGGCTTCGTCAAAGTCCAGCCCTACGATATTGAAACTGTTCTTGTTAGCCATCAACGCACCCTTTCTAGCACGGTGGTTACCCGATCTGTTCGTCCCATTCCGCGAATAGAGTATTCAACCGTAACCGTGTATGCGTTGCCATCGGGGACAGCGACCACATCCACGATCACATTCTGAACACGCGGCTCGTGATTTGCAACCGTGAGCAAAATACGGTCACGCAGTTCCATTGCAGTGATTGCGTCAATTGGCTCAAACAGCAGTTGACGCAGTGAGCCTCCGATCTGTGGCTGAAACAGCCGCTCTCCATAAGCGGTAGCCATCAGATTTTTCAATGATGTTCGTATTGCAGCCTCGTCACGCACAAGCAACAAGTCGCCCGTCTTTGGACTCTTGTTGAACAGCGGATCAATATCCGTATAGATTGGTTTTCCGCTTCCTGTTACCCTTACAGACATCTCGGTTACCTGCTTTTGGTCGCTAGATGGGAGTTTATATGTGAAACGCTATCTACAACAATCTGCTCAAGGGCGGTTTCGCTGACTCCCTCTGTTTCTATTTGATCTAGGGGGTCAGGAGAACACCACTGACAGCACAAGAAACCAAGAGGGGTCAGTCCGTCCACGCACTTGAGCGGACTAATACTGAAATACTGCACATTATTTATCTCAAGACACGAACGGAATGCCGAAGGAGGCAGTGACGAAACCGCCAAAATCTTGCTTGGTGTCTCATCCATTACCCGCACCACATCCATGTACCGTGTAAGCAGGTTGTCTTGCGACTCCAAAAGTATGCTGGACACAACAGAATCACTTGATTCGTGCGTCACGGAGAACCGCTTGATGGATGTGCCGTCCGCGAACGCGCCGCCGTTGTGAAATTGAAATATAAGGCAACGGGACGCACGAATCACCAGACGCAACTCCGTGAGCATTTCGTGGATTCGACTGTGCTGCTCCGCAAACACCTTGCCCTGCTTGTTTTTCAATTTGAGGGTCAGTTTGCGCTTGCGTATCGCGCCAACAACACCAATGACCACACCGATGAGAAGAGTGCCTAGCAATTCTCCAAAGTTCGTGGCAAAGTCCTTGAGATGAATTAAAAAATCTGTCTGGTTCATCGTGCGCTTGTCCCGAATCCTGTGGGCGAGCCTCCACGCACGGCATTAAGAAAGTCTGAACTGACCAAACTACCGTTCAGCGTGCTGCCCAATTTAAAGCACGGATCGGTGTTTGCCTCGTTGATGAGGTTGGCTAGTGAATTAATGCTTGTGTACTTCTGTATGAACTCTGCGGCTTTGTTTTGCATATCGGTGGTTGCGTCCACCACACTCTGTACGGCTGCGTTTGCAGCGTCTAGTTTCTGAAAAGCGGAGTCAAGACCTGATTGCAGGCTTTGCACCGCGCCTGCAAGTGCAGTTCCTGTGCCATCACCAAACTGATTAAGAACCTTTTCGATGTCCACATTTGCAGCGACAGCGTACTGTATGCTCAACTGACCGTTTTCGTTTACAACCTGTAGACCCGCACCAATATCCAAGCCTTCAATACCAAGAGCGCAAGACAGTTCACCGTATAGGCTCAAAGAACTGATGATATTGACCAGTTGGCGCGGATCGGATAGGCGATTGCACTCTGCTTGAAACGCATCCACGATTCCCTGATTAGCGTAGTTGCCTTTTCCCAAAAGTTGATCTATCTTGTTCTTGCCGTTTTGCAAGGACGGAAGCGCACTGCTTAGGAGATTCGTTGTTCCGCCTACTTGGGCAGCACTAATCAAGCCTTCGATTCTGCTAGAATTCGCTCCGCCCAACTGCTTTGCAATTCCAATCGCGGCAGCATTGGGGTTCTTCAACATTTCGCTTGACAGACCGAAATTGAGAATGCCCTTCTCTCCGTCAGTCAATTTTTGCTTGCATGGACACGGTTTCTCTTCTGCCATAGTTTACCCCACAAAAAAAGTGCTTGACCCTGTTGGCTGGTGTCCACAACTAGCCTGACTGGCAATGGTGCAAACAGGAATACCACCAAGCACAAAGTTAGGATTCCCCTGAACCATTATCGCGTTGTCGTGTTCGTTGTTTCCGTGATCCTGAACAGGATTGCCTTGAACAGACACAGGAAACCCGTCAACGAAAAAGAAGGGGTTCCCCACCAGTATGGTTCCCCCTGCTGTATCTGCATTTGCTCTGCACACTCCAAATCCTGGCATAAACCCTCCCCGTTAGGTATACGATCCACCATCAAGCGGCGAACCACCGAAACCATCACCAAGCGCAACAAATCCAGACTCTTCCTGTTCTGGCAAGTATCCCTTTGTTGACTCAACAGAACACACATACGAGGTTCCATTTCTGTGAACCACATCACCGTAATAGTAGACCGCGTATTCAGAACTGCCCTCAACATACTTTCGATGCGTGCCGCGATAGTTCATGGGATTAGTCATCAGCCACCTCCCTTGACATCAACTCGTTTGGGCTTCAGCACAGGCTCACCAGAGTTCACTTCGATTCTCTTGCCCTGCTGCATCACCATTACATTGCTATCAGTAATAAAGGAAATGGTTCTACCAGAGAACCCGATGTCTCCGTCTGCGTAGAACTCAATAGTCTTGCCCGAAGCCTTGAGAGTTCCTTCAATCTGCAAGTCCACATTGTTTTTTGCAAGTATCTTAGTGTCTCCGCTAATCTGAATGTTGCCGCCACCGTTAATAGTCAGGTTGATGGCTCCGTCAATCACCAAGTTCAGTCCCTGCTGTCCCTTGATGTACACCTTCTTGTCGCCGTGAATGATTTCGTAGTCATCGCCTACTATTCGCTGAACACGGGTTCCGTCAGGGTTGTTTTGCCAGCCACTGCCTATTTCGGTGAATGTTCCCGATTCATGGAATTGGTGAATGCGTTCTGCTCCTGGCGTATCGTCCCACTCTTCAATGTGCCCGCTCTCCGTGTACTTCACATGGTTCTTTGGATATTCGGCAGCATACGGTGTCTGTGGTTCACTCCACTTTGCACCACTAGTGATGTCGGGTGTGCTTGGGATGTTCGCCTGAACCGTGGAAGCCCTGTACGCCGCTACAGTTCCTTTCATCTTTTCTGCGTCATCGTTTCGTGCAAGACGATTTGTGTCTTGCTCTCCAACCACAGAAACGCCAAGTGGAAACTTCTTTGCTTCCACATCAGACGGCTTTGCTGGATACCGACCGCTCGGGTCGGCAAACCCCTTGCTTGTGTCCGCCTTCTCAAGCGGAACTCCACCAAACGATCCAATCATAACTGGATCTTGTGCTTCATCTCCGTCCCTAAAAAATCCAAACACATGGGAACCAACCAGCAGACCAGTGGGAGACTGACCGATTCCCGATACCGCTGCACTGGTGATGGGCTGCATGGGATACGCCCACGGCAAAGCAGAGGTGGGAAGTTCGGTTTTGTCTTCAGAATGAAATCCAAAAACACGAACCCTGCACCGCCCAAGGTATAGCGGATCAGCGGTGTCTTCAACAACACCGTGCCACCACACAAACCCTTCTCGTCCCATGAATCCCTTCATTACACCCCCATGCAGTTGCGCGACAGTTCCATTTTAGCCGTGTACGAATCGGTAAGAGTATGCCGTATTCCAGTAACCATAAATTCTCCGCTGATGTTCGGATCGTTTTCGCCCTGTAGATATGGAGAATCAGACTGCATCTTTGGAACCGAAAGGTTCACAATATCTCCCACCCTACGGCGGCTATCTCCGAAAATGGTTACAGCAAGTTTTTGCGTGAGGAACGCTCCAACATGGTACTTGCGCGGAAGAAACAGCGACTCCACATTGAAATTGTCTACGAGTTGATTTGCCTTGCTGTGAACGGTGTACGGAGTCGTGGGCATATAGTGATATGCTGCTCCGCGCTTCAACAATCTGTCTGATTCGGGATCTTCGGGCTTAAATCGTTGTTTG